TATGAAGAGTTCGAAGGAGATATTAATGTTGTGGTTAACATGAAAAATCGAACGATTCACATGTTAAACTTTAAATCTTCTCCTCTTCACGAAAGTTGGAAAAAGCTTGCATTTCGAAAGAAAGGAACTCAAATTACATCTCAATATCACATTCGCTTGGTTCCAACAATATACAGCGCAACTAATAGTGTCATAGCAGCATCCGAAGAAGGGTCGTGAGCTTCACCTAAAGGTAGAATTTCACGTAGATGACGTTTTTTTCCTGTTTCGTCCGGTATTTCATTTAAGATACAGTTATACGTTCCTTCTAATCTAGCCGTTCCACATTTAGAATGACTTTGTTTATTCCAATCCGCAATATCATATACATCGAGTGGTTGTTTGTACGGTATCTTGTAGTAAGTACAAGCGTTCTCAAGTGCCTGAATATCACTTTTGCCCTTTACTATAATAAGCGAATTGGAATATAATTCTAAAAATGTTTTATACCAAGCTTTTGTTTTATGATTTTTCTTGATATTAGGATCATTTAAGTATGCATTAATACCTTCTTCAAGTATTTCGTGTTGTTCTTCGGGTAATGAATTTTTATAAGCAGCAGACCATGGCATAACTAACGTAGCTTGAATAATGTCGAGTTCTTCTGCAGTTTTTGCACTTACCGTTGCAAACTGAGATGATATAAAAGATATATCTAAATTTGGAGGAGAGAGTGTAACAAAAAAGTGCTTATGATATTCCCAGCTTTCATCACTATTTTTTGTTAATAAAAATCCACCTACTTCGCGAGGCATAAAAAATTCGTTTGTTCCGGGGATCGGGTGGTAGCCAGCGTTACCATATACTCTCCAGAATTCACAATCAAAACATAAAATTGATTTGTTAGTACCGGCTAATGTGTCCAAATACTTATTTTGGATCTTCATTATTCTTAGACAGTAGCTTTTAGTAGCTGAAGGAGAACTGTTTTGGCGTCACGCTTGCCGTAGGGGATACCCTTTTGCGTTAGAAGTTCTTGTAGCTGTTTTACAGTCTTATCTTGTAGATCATCTACATCTGTCTTCTCAGGGATCGTGGCCGTAACGGGAGGACCTTCAACAACTTCGACGTCATCTTCATCCACAGACACACGGTCGTCTTCCTCCTTCACAGGCTCTTCTTGAACGGGAACTTCAGGAGGAGTATCTTCTACAACAGGAGGTGTTAGAACAGTTGAAACAGCCACAGCAAGACCCTGTACGTGCTGAAGTAGACGATTTTGTTGCCAGAAGAGATAGCCCATCATACCTGAGAGGACAAATATCATAGATGCGAGAACTACGACAGCTGCACTAAGAAAGTCCATTTATGAATTGTAGTGAAGAAACCTTCTTTGTTTAAACGTAAAGAATGCCCACGCCGGACGCATCTGCATTCACACGTCAGAATAAGTTACGCAGCATCTCCGCTCAGGCGAGAACAAATAATCAAAAAGTTATTACTCACTTATACCAGTATGTTCCTACTACAGCTGGCGTGACCGATTTTTTACCGTCTTTTAGTAATAAAATTGTATCTCCCTATACTCTACCGGTTCTTCGGGCAAAAGTTGGTCCTATTTCAACTCAATTTAATAATTACCGTCCCAACTATATACGCTAAAACTCTTCATCGCATCTAATTTCCATGTCATGTGCACTCATACCAACACCTGGCTTAGAATACTCTGAAACCTTCTTCTCGAAGAAGTTTGTCTTACCTTCAAGTGAGATCAAATCCATAAAATCAAACGGATTAGCTGTTCTGTAAATCTTAGGATAACCAAGTTGAACTACTAAGCGGTCTGCTACAAATTGAATATATTGTGACATATCGCGTGCATTCATGCCAATCAAAGAGCAAGGAAGTGCCTGACAAATAAACTCAGTCTCACATGCCACTGCACTTGTTACGATTGTAATAATTTCACTCACATCTAGTTTATGCTGTAGTTTATGATACATTGCTACTGCAAATTCAGTATGGAGACCTTCGTCGCGAGAGATAAGCTCGTTTGAAAATGTCAAACCAGGAAGAAGCCCTCGCTTCTTTAGCCAGTAAATTGCACAAAATGATCCACTAAAGAAGATACCCTCTACACAAGCAAATCCCACGACACGAGTCGCATAATCTGTAGGGGATTCGATCCAACTAATAGCCCACTGAGCCTTTTTGCGAATAGCGGGAATTTCATCAATTGCGCGGAAGTACTTAATCTGTTCATCCTTATCTTTCACATACTGATCAATTAGGAGTGAATATGTCTCCGAGTGAATACCTTCCATTGCATTTTGGAGACCGTAGAAGAGACGAGCAACTGGAGACTGGACTTCTTTTTGAAATCGAGTGGCCAAATTTTCCTGAACAACCCCATCAGAACCTGCAAAGAATGCCAAAATGTGCTTAATAAAGTATTGCTCGTTCTCAGTTAGTTTTTCCCAATCTTCCTTATCTTTATTGAAATCAATTTCCTCAACTGTCCAGAAAGTTGCAACCGCCTTTTTGTACATTTTATACAAATCCTGTTCAGAGGGAGAAATTGGGAACAAAGTATAACGTCCGCCCAAAGTTACTGAAGAGGGGTCGAAAAGAGGCTCCATGCTGTTAGTACGAGAAAAGGAATTAAACGCTTTTAGCTCCATATTAACAAATGAGCACGGGACCTGGAAATGATCCATTTTCCGGAAGTAGTGTGCAAAATATTTTACAACGTGTAATATCGCCAAAAATTGTTACAGATGAAGAAGGTGACGGGTACACTGTAAAAACAGATATTATCAATGTTGACGATATTTATCTTACAGGAAGTGTAAAAACTGTAGGGGTAGGAGGTAACCATACTTTACAGGGTAGTTTGGCAGTTGGTAACATTAATTCAACAGGAAATTTAGCAGTTCGCAATATCACATCAACAGGAAATTTATCGGTCCGTGGCATTACGTCTACGAGTCTAACAGTAAATGGCAATATTAATACAACTGGTCAAATCACACTTAATGGGGAGCCTTTCATAGGAGTAACGGGACCTACTGGAGTTGCAGGAGCAGGTCCTACAGGCGCAAGCGGTGTAACAGGTCCTACAGGTGCAAGTGGAGTTACAGGTCCTACTGGAGCTTCAGGAGTAACAGGTGTAACAGGTCCTACGGGCGCAAGCGGTGTAACAGGTCCTACTGGAGCTTCGGGTGTAACAGGTGTAACGGGTCCTACAGGTGCTTCAGGAGTTGAAGGTCCTACTGGAGCAAGCGGTGTAACAGGTCCTACTGGAGCTTCAGGAGTTGAAGGTCCTACTGGAGCAAGCGGTGTAACAGGTCCTACAGGTGCAAGCGGTGTAACAGGTCCTACTGGAGCTTCGGGAGTTGAAGGTCCTACTGGAGCAAGCGGTGTAACAGGTCCTACAGGTGCAAGCGGTGTAACAGGTCCTACTGGAGCTTCGGGAGTTACAGGAGTTACAGGACCTACTGGAGCCTCAGGAGTTACAGGACCTACTGGAGCCTCAGGAGTTACGGGTCCTACAGGCGCAAGCGGTGTAACAGGACCTACTGGAGCTTCGGGAGTTACAGGTGTAACAGGACCTACAGGCGCTAGCGGTGTAACGGGTCCTACAGGAGCTTCAGGAGTAAGAGGAGCTTCGGGTGTAACGGGTCCTACAGGTGCTAGCGGTGTAACAGGTCCTGTAGGAGCTACAGGAGCTTCTGGTCCAGCAGCAGCTACCAATGGTTCAGGAGGGGCAACAACGGTGGGTATTGGTAGTAATGCCGGAGTAACCAATCAGAGCACTGGTGGAATCGCGATTGGAAATATTGCCGGACAAATTGATCAGAGTTTTGACGGAATCGCGATTGGAAATGCTGCTGGAAATAGCAATCAGAATAGTTATGCAGTAGCAGTTGGATCTTATGCCGGAAACACCAATCAGGGCACCACTGCGATAGCAATTGGCAATGTTGCCGGACAAACTAGTCAAGGAACCGCTGCAATAGCTATTGGAACTTTTGCCGGACAAACCAACCAGAGCTCCAATACAGTAGCTGTTGGAGGAGCTGCCGGAACCACCAGCCAGGGTACGAGTTCAGTAGCAGTTGGTTATTATGCCGGATATGCCTATCAAGGGCAAAATGCAGTAGCGGTTGGATATAGTGCTGGATATAATCTCCAGGGCTCAGGTGGAACCGCTGTTGGTTATTACGCCGGATATAGCAATCAGAAAGCTAATACGGTAGCAGTTGGTTATTCGGCCGGACAAAGTAATCAGAATTCTAATTCAGTAGCAGTTGGTTATTTGGCGGGATCTAGCAATCAGGGTGTGAGTGCAGTGGCAGTTGGGGTTAGTGCTGGAACCACAACTCAGGGATCCAATGCAGTAGCAGTTGGAGTTAGTGCTGGAACCACAACTCAGGGTACGAGTGCAGTAGCAGTTGGTAATTCGGCCGGACAAGGCAGTCAGGGATCCAATTCAGTAGCAGTTGGAGTTAGTGCTGGACAAATTAGTCAGGGAACCAATTCAGTAGCAGTTGGAATTGGTGCTGGAGAAAGTAGTCAGGGATCCAATACAGTAGCAGTTGGTTATTATGCCGGATCTAATTATCAGGGAGGCGCAGCAGTAGCAGTTGGATCAAGTGCAGGACGAACCACTCAGGGTGATAGTGCAGTAGCAGTTGGAATTAGTGCTGGAAACACCAGTCAGGGTGTGAGTGCAATAGCTATTGGAACTTTTGCCGGACAAACTAGTCAGGGATCTAATGCAGTAGCAGTTGGAGTTAGTGCTGGATCTGGTAGTCAAGGTATTGGTACAGTCGCTGTTGGTTATAGATCCGGTTCTGTCAATCAGGGTCTCTATGGAATCGCTATTGGTTATCAAGCCGGACAGAGCAATCAAACCCAAAATGCAATCGCTCTTGGAATTGGTGCCGGACTAAGCGGTCAGGGATCCAATTCAGTAGCAGTTGGAAATACTGCCGGATACACCAATCAGGGCTCCGGTTCAGTAGCTGTTGGAAATTATGCTGGACAAACCACTCAGACCGCCACTGCAGTAGCAGTTGGAAATTATGCCGGAAATAGCAATCAGAGCTCCGCTTCAGTAGCAGTTGGTAATCAAAGTGGACAAACCACTCAGGGCTCCAATGCAGTTGCTATTGGAAATGCTGCTGGACAACTTACCCAGGGTATTGAAGGAGTCGCGATTGGATTAAATGCTGGACAAAGTAATCAATCTAACTATTCAGTAGCGGTTGGAACTAATGCCGGACAAACCAGTCAGGCGACAAACGCAATAGCGATTGGACATAGAGCTGGATATAATCTCCAGGGCTCAGGTGGAACCGCTGTTGGTTATTACGCCGGATATAGCAATCAAGGTCTTGGTACAATCGCTGTTGGTTATACAGCCGGTTCTGTCAATCAGGGTCCCTATGGAATCGCTATTGGTTATCAAGCCGGAGAGAGCAATCAAACCCAAAATGGAATCGCTCTTGGAATTGGTGCCGGACAAACCGGTCAGGGTCTTAGTTCAGTCGCTATTGGAGAGACTGCTGGAACCACCAGCCAGAATCAATTTTGTGTCGCTGTTGGAGCTAGTAGTGGACAGACAAATCAAAACCAACATGCAGTAGCGGTTGGATATAAAGCCGGACAAAGTGGTCAGAGCTCCAATGCAGTTGCTCTTGGATCTTTTGCCGGTGAGAGCAGTCAAGCATCCAATTCTATCATAATTAATGGAACAGGTGCAACTCTAAACAATACCACCGTAAACACTTGTGTAATAAAGCCCATTCGGGGAGCTGCTCTATCAAGCTTAGGATCTAGTTTTTACGCAATGTATTACAACCCAACAACGGGCGAAGTATGTTACGCTAACAACTCTCCCGCTACATAAGTTTTTGAACAAGTTTGTGAATTGATAAGGATGAAACACCCGAGGCGTCAGCAACAGGTTTTACTGCTGTTTTTGTCTTCAACCCCATAACATGAGCAACTACACCAGCAACAATTGTTTTTGGTGTATTCTCAAATTCATCTTCCGATTTAGTTGAAATTGTATACAACATATCCATAATAGATTCACGTTGTTTATCGTTCAGATGAAGAGCACTACATAGTCGTTCAGCAATACCAATTTGAGTATCAAGAACAGTATTTTCGGTTTGAACAAAACGAGTAATTGCTTTGCAGAGACTACGAATATTGACTGTAAAGAGTGCAGCAATTTCTTCATGACTTCTTGAAGCTTGATGATTACGACACGATACAAATAGAGCGGCACCCATCAAAGCACGACGTGTTTCACCTCGTACCTTCTGAGCTTCTTCAAGTCCCTTATAAAGAGCACATGCATCAAACAGAATTGATTTGGGAAGTCCTACTTTATTTCCACATAGTTGAATTGTGTCAAAGATTCCCATCCAAGACCGTTCACTATTAGACGACAAAGACCACGAAGAAAGTCGTTGTACTGCTTTCATAGATACATTTGAAGATGAAATTCCTTTATATGATACGATGGATCCATAAGAAGACTCTGGCAAAAGTTCAGAGGTTGTAAAACCTGTACGACACTGATCTTCGCCTTTACTATCTTCATAATTTCTCCATTCAGCTCCTTCGTCAATTAGTTGTTCGAATACAGTTCCACAATTTTGACACACATGCTGACCTTCGTCAACAACAAGAGAGTGATTACAGTCCATTGGTGTTTCTATGCTACAGTTTTACTCTCATTCGTTTTACGCGAAGGAGTGTAAGATAATGATAAATCTAGTATTGAACCATATTGAGGAAATATAGAATCAAAATGCTTTCCAAGTAGTTTGTTATATAAAAATATTAGCTTATGTGTTAAGTCTGTTGTAAATAAGAAAACAGTGTACATAAAAAACATACCAGTTGTGTAAGTATCTACATAACTGCTCAAATCGGGTCTAACTGGAAATACCGGTGCACTTGTATTAATAAGAAATGTAACCCAAAATGATATTAAAGCAATAATAACTACTTCCACACATACATCAAAAATTTGAAACCATGTTGGTACATTTTCCCATTCTTTATTGCGAGGAGGTTCATCTTCTGGGCCATATTCATCAAAGATGTAATAAAAGATAAATGATATAAATCCTCCTAGAAATGTATAGAAAATAGCCAATACCGCAATATTAGCGCTTAATGCTAATGTGTTTGACCAACCAAGTTTTTTATGGCTATATATACTTTTACCACTGACTGCCATTATCTTTCATCGGGAAGAAATGCGATCGATGCAGGGTCATATACTTGGGGACGATAGTTTGTCGTTAAAATTGGCTTTCCATCACGAGACTTTACAGCTTTTACCCATGAAATGAAGAGGTACTTTGCGTCAACAACCCATATCCAATAACCAGCTCGCGAGAATTCACCCACTAAATATTCAAGTGCTTCTTTTAAAGAAAAAAGAGGGTAACCAAAAACGTAGGTAGGAACATCGTACAAGATGTAAGGAGCATTTGAATTATGAATAGCTTGTTGACGTATTTTTGCTTGAATTTGTGCAATTACTGGAATCATGGCGGCCATTCGATTATCGCGTCGCTGCTGTTGTTCTTGCAGTACGTCATTTGCTCGTAGCATTCTACTCTTACTTATATAAAAATGCAGAAGCATTTTACTCGCCTCGGTCTTGGTGGTGGAGGAATTAAGGGAATCTTACATGTTGGGGCTCTTCAAGAATTAGCAAAATATCAAAAACTAGAATTTCCAAATGGAGTATACGGTGCATCTATTGGGTCAATCATTGGAACATATGTTGCATTTGGTCTTCCTATTGATAAACTTTCAGACTTAACAAAAAAACATTTATCTACAAAGAATTTTACTCCATCTATTGGGTTATATGATATTACATCGTGTCTATCGAAAAAGGGTTTATTTTCTATGAATCAATTTGAAAAAACAGTATGTTCTGTATTTGACGAAGCAGGATTAGATATTCGCAAAAAAGTTATTGGAGATGCAAATATGCCCTTATTTATTATCGCATCAAACGTTACTAAAGGAAAACCAACTATTTTTTCAAAAGATGTTCCTCTGTTAGAAGCTATTAAATGCTCATGCTGTATACCAGGAGTATTTAAGCCGCAAGTTTTGTATAATCAAGTATATGTAGATGGAGATCTTTTTACTCCAAATATCGGCGTTATAGTTCCTATTTCAGATGATACAATTATACTAACATTGCCCCGTCGGCGAACAATCGTAATTACAGCCGAAACAATTGATTCTGTTTCGCCTTTTGATTTTGCATACGATTTAATATCCATTGCCACACGTCAAAGTGGTCTTCATAAAAATAACCCATGTACATTACCATTGATGTATCCGATGTTAACATCATCATCTGATCTGGAAAAGATGGATATAATCGATATTTTTAAATATGCGTCATCTAAATTACGTCGCTTTCTTCTGACCAAGAACCTGTGTTAAAAAGTTTTCAAGACCGGCAACTGAAGGTCTACCTTTAAAGTCATACAGCTTACTGTCAGTTTCTAGTTTGAATGTGGGATATCCTTCTATTTTATAAAGAGCACTCTTTCCCTTGTCAGAATCGCAATTGATTTCTTCAAATATTACAGTATGGCCTCCGAATGTAGAAGGTGTATTTTTCAGTGTTTCTTTTAAAGAAGCCCAAACAGGTTGAGCTGTCTTGCAGTGAGGACACCAAGGAGTATAGAAAAACATAAACTTGGCTTGACCAGGATCTATTCCGTTTTGAGTAAGCGGTGGCATTTGATACGTCGATACACCGGGAGGATAACCTCTAATCGCCGAATAAATGCCAACGACTAACAATGCTAAAGCAAGTGCAATTAATATCTCACTCAACATCCTTACGAAATGACGGATATAATACTTTTATTTCTTTTCTGCTTTTTTCGAAGTAGTTTCTGTACGCTTCTTCGGAGCTAATTTCGGGGTTTCTGATAAGATCCCACGCAACTTTGAATGTTTGGTAAGTTGGTTCGTAGGGTTTCGCGTTGACTTTGTACCAGCTGCCTTTGTACCGAACAATTTGGATATCATCTTTGTCCATACTGTCGGCTTTTCGGTAGGTTGTGCCTTACTTTGCTTACACCATTCTGTGAAAGTGAACTGACTTCCCATTGATAAATTACAACGTGAACATATTGGTACTAAATTTGAAATATCAGTCTTACCTTTCTTTGATTCCGGAACATTATGACCACATTGAAAATCAAATACAGTCATAGTATTGTTACACCAATCGGTCAGACATTTACGATCAAATACTTTTCCGGCATGGACAATCCAAACTTGTTCTCTCAATGCCTTTGGTATTTTTTGTTTGAGCATTATTTAATTATTAAGGATACTTATAGAAAATGCTTAAGGGAATCCAACTAGATGAGCACCAATTCCAAAACCCGAACCAGTACGAGCAGACGCACCTACGCTAGGTGCATATACATCAAGAATAGCAAACGTGGCTACTGCTACGAGCGCAATCATGCCAATTTCAGAAAGCTTCATAACTTTACCGGGTAACATGAAGGCGGCAATAGCAACCGCAAGACCCTCTAGAAGATACTTTACCGCACGACTCACAAGATCGCCAAAATCAATACCCATTCCCTGAGCTTGTTTCTGTTCAGGCATTTTATAGAGTTTACGAGAGAAAATATTCGTTTAGAGTAGATATGCGAAAAACATTTCGCGTAATTATAGACGAGGATGTGAGTAAAAAGTATTTTATTCGTAATTCCGATCAAATATCTCTTGCCATTACAGCGTATTTGAATGATCCTGACGGTTGGGCTAAAGATGGATATTTTTTTGAACCCGTGAATGAAGGTCAAGATATTCTAATTCGTCTTTCATCACCACGAACAGTTACAAAATTATGTGGATTACCTGGAAACTTATCATGTGCTGAACTTGGAGGTCGCAATATGTATTTAAACGCAGATCGTTGGTTTCGAGGATCAATAAAAAGTGGCCAAGGTGTTGAAAATTATAGACAATATATGGTATCGCATGAGGTCGGACATATTCTGGGACATGAACATAAAAAATGCCCATGTACCGGATGTAAAGCTCCAATTATGATGCAACAGACGGTCGGAATTGGCAAATGTGTTCCAAATATAAAAGTTCGCGCTAATAACAAATGAGTGTCGTACAGACAGGACTTACTGTATTCGTCGTTCTAGCGGCAATAGGAGCATATATTATGCAGATATACGGTACGGCACGTGGAGATCAGAGATACAGAGAAGATGCATCTACCGGTGATATAGATATAGGATTTTTAATATCATCTTCAGTTCTTAATGCATGTGTAACTATTTATTTATTATACTATCTTCTACAAGTGCGTTTCGAAAAGCACACCGATTATTTTAATCTTTTAGCTGGATTTCTAATTATCGGTGGACTATGTGCTGATATTTTCTTAGGTGTCTATATTGTCTCAATTGCAGATGCTTCTAGCGAGAAAGATCAAGCTGCGTCATACGGCTGGATTTACGGAATTGGTACAATTAATTTTATTGTACGTATGTTTTACATTATTCAGTTTCAATGTTCTGATATATTAGCTCGCAGAGTCAGGCCAAATCTTCCTAATGTACCTGATCAAGCAAAACGTCAATTTTTACCCGGAAACAGTGGACCCCAGCAGGGTCCCCGCCCTGATCGTGGTCCCAATCCGTTCGTAAAGAGTGAGGAAGGTGGTCGTCGTAGACGTCGTCGTTAAAAAAGTATTTTCATAGTTGGTTGTCTAATATAAAGAAATGCCAGTCGAGTCATTCCCTAAGAAGGAAGATGACGGATCTACGATCGATTATCTCGACGAAGATCCTGAAATCCCGACGCAGCGCTATTGTGTAATTTCTTTCCTCAGTCCTGAGAAAGTTATTAAGCAGAAGGCTGAATTCTTTAACGAAAAGTTTGTCGAGTTTATGGACTATGATTGGAAAGTGAAGGGTATGGAGCACCTTATGGCTTTTATCGCAAAGAAGTACTCTCTAAAAATTGAGGATCTATTTAACGACATGGCCGAGTTTACTAAGGTTCACAATGCCGAGGTAAAACAGACAGATGTTCATGAGCAGTACCAGGTTTTCCTGCTAAAGCACGAGAAGGATCTTGAGACCGAGTTTACTGAGAAGGTTGAATTCCGCACCAATGTTCGTGGTGTTAAGGTTCGTCGTACGTTTGCAAATCTTGAGGAGTGCCAGCAGTATGCTAAGGTTCTACAGCGTCGTTACCCCAAGGACAGTCTCTACGTTGGTAAGGTTGGTTGCTGGCTACCGTGGGATCCGTCTGAGCACCTCATGCCTGAAGTTGAATACGCCGAGCAGGAACTCAATGAGATGATGCGCAAGTACAAAGAGAACGAAGTAAATCGTGAAATTTTCTTCGAGGAGGAGAAGACTCAAAAGATTGAGAAGCAGAAGAAGGAGAACGATGAGCGCCGCAAGAAGGCCCTTGCTGATGCTAAGAAGGATGCTGGTCTCGTAGAAACCGATGAGCTATCGGATGCAATTTCTCGCCCGGTTCACCCGACGGAAGGAGCAATTCGCGATTTGTAAATTTTGTATTATTTGTTTGGATATCAAAACAGCATTCTTCACTACGCTGAAGGTTACTGTTTAGATCAACTAGTTTTTTTAACGTGTACCCATGGGCCCGAATTCTTTTTGCTTGTTTTCATTGTTTCTGAGTTATACTCGTCGGATGCCAACATGGTTGAAGAGAACGGTTTATTATCTGCCCATAACGAATCATCGCACATTTTAAATGGAGGGTGATCACTTGCTTTATACCAAAATACTTGATCTTCAAGGCGGTTCGACTGAACTCCGTTGCAGATTACAAGTCCTTCAAAATTTTCTGTACATTGGTCCATAAATTGACAAAACATGTCAAATGTAGGAAACATACCTGCATAGTTGTCATAAATACGTCTGCGGTTATTTACTATACTTTCACGTAGAATGAATACAAAGTCTACGTTTGTACGCAAGTTGGGAGTAATACCAAGAGGATATTGCATGGTAATAATTGTCATTAAATCGATATGACGACCGTTCATGAATACGTAACGAGTAGATTCTTCTTTAATCCATGTAGCATCGTAAAGACAGTCATCTAAAATTAGAAATGCGCGAGGATCGATTGAAGATGAACCGCCACGTCCTTTATCTTGATTTCGAGCTGTCTTTACAGTTAGCTGACGTTTGATCATATTCATTACAATTTCAGGCTTGTATTTATCATGAATGAATTTAGAAGGAACCATGTGTTGAAAAAACTCATTGGCGACCTCAGTTCCCGAAATAACAGTTCCGATTGGAAATGCATCCTGTGTATTGTAGAGAATATCGCGAACCAAGAAAGATTTACCAGTATCCTTTTTTCCAATAATAACAATCATTGGAGATTTTCGAGAATCGATTTCACATCGGTCTTTAAGCATTTCGATATTGAACTTTTTAATGTTAAAGTTCATATTAACTATACTGCGTGAAGATTTTGCTTTTGGTTTGTACACGAAGTAATAATATGCTGAAGCGAAAGCAGACAGAACTAAAGGCTTCCTCAATTCCTCTTTCTCTTCATAAGTGGACGCTTTCTAATATACGATCAAGTGCTCTAGCTCATTGGAATATTGATTCTATTCAGCCATTTTTTCCATCTCTTGAAGTTCTATTTAAGACGAATGATCTCGAAATAGTAGGAGATTATGGTATACGATTTGATGAAGAAATTTCTTCAATTTTATCTTCGGATTCAATTCGTACATCAAAATTTGAAAAGCGAGCGGTCCATTGCAAAACGACTATGATATTAAGTCCTTTCAAGTGGATGCAGGGAGAATATGGTTCAACGATTGGTCTTCCATCATCTAGTGGTCAATCAACAGAAGTATCTTCAAAGATACAGTCCCATCATAATGCTGCTTATGTTGGAAGTATAATATCTTCAATACTATCACAATCCAAGTGCCAGCATTTTCCAAAAGTGTATGGTGTATTTAGTGGACTTTCAAAGAATCACACAATTGATATTTCTGACGATTATGAGGAGCTAAGTGAACGCTCGTGGTTTAGTGCAAATATCGGTAAGACATTTGATCTAAAACTTGCTGATCATGTTCGCGATGCTATTGAGTTTCAACACACACGCACATCGCGTCCTCATTTAAATCTTGGCGAGGCTACTACGCTTGAAGGCGTTGAGGATTTGGATGCTGATCATGTTAGCGACACTGAAGTAGCTGAGATACAACAGTTACTTGAAGGATCTGAAGAAGATGATGATGAGAGCGATTCATCTTCAGTTTCAACATCTTACATATTTAAAGTGTCCTCGTGCGATTGTGATGATGACGAAGATGGTTCTGTTAACGAAGATACCGAATCAGATGAAGCTTTTGCATGGGCTTCATTTGCAAATGTCCCCGTTCAAACTACTGTCATGGAAAAATGCGACGGAACTCTCTACAAGCTTATGACTGAAAATACGGAAACTGAGAAACATCTTGCATGGATTTCTCAAGTTATGTTTGCCCTTGCATTTGCTCAGCGAAATTTTGGAATGACACACAATGATCTTCATTCAAATAATGTGATGTACGTTACAACTTCTCAAGAATTTTTATATTATAATTGTAATGGTTCTTATTATAAAGTCCCTACGTTTGGTTACCTAATTAAGATCATTGATTTTGAGCGTGGTGTAACTTCAATCCGTCTAGCTGGAATGAAAGAATCTAAGACGTTTATGAGTGATCATTTTTCGGTTAACGAAGAAGCTGGTGGTCAGTATAACTCAGAACCTTTTTATAATAATAAATTTGCCAGTGTAAAGCCGAATCCTTCATTTGATCTCGTTCGTCTTGCTACATCAATCTTCTGGGATCTCTTTCCAGAAGGTCCTGATCACGATGACTACAAAATGAATACACTGTTTAATTTTCTTATACGCTGGCTAAAACAGGATAACGGATCTTCCATTATGTTTGGAAAGAAAGATCCTCATCATGATCGTTATCACGGATTTCATTTATATAAAGCAATAGCACGATACTCGAGAGATAGTGCTGTTCCGCGTAAGGAGATTGAGCACTTAAAGTCTATTTATGGTGTTGAAAGTCCTGTAGGACTTGGCGATATTCTCACCATTGATTAAAAAGTAGGAACACCTACAAACATATCTTGAACAGAAGGGATTTCAACATTTGTTACCGTTTCAGCTACAGTATTTACTACATCAGATGTCGTTGCAAAAACAATACCTGACGTTAGAAGACCACCAACTAATGTAAGCTTTCCCGCATCAATCCAGTCAATTGGCTTATCTTTAGATTTACGTTCAAGTGCGTATAGTATAAAAACAACTAGAGCAACTGCAAGTGAACTTATAACTAGCATCATTTGTGTTCGTTTACAGTGAAAACTTACATATTTAGAACGAGCGACTCACCAACCTTTGATTCAATTTCTTTTAAAGGATCGACTTCGGGTTCGATAGTTACAACTTTAGGTTCTTCTTTGGGCTTATCAAGCTCTTCTATTTCAATTGACAAGACTTCATCAGAAACTTTCATCTTAGGACGGTCTTCTTCCTCTTCTTCCTCGTCTGAAGAATCATCATCCTGAACATCTTCAAACATGACCGACTTCGACGCCGCAGGAGGCTGTGAAGGTATCTCGGCAGGCGTATCTACAAAGTAATTCTTTGCGATCTGCTCCCACGGAAGGAACGTACGGATCACTTGTTCCATACAGTCTCCAATAAGTTTCTCTACATCCTGACGATTACGAGCCTGCTGCTCGGCCGCTACACCAACCGTCTTAAATAGATAAGCGACCTGCCAAATCTTACGAGCCGAATGCTTATAAAGCTCATGGACAAACTTGGCAAAATTAGGGCGCTCAAACTCAATTTTGATCTGAGATGATGAACCGCGATAGTGAAGCGATGCAAATGACTTCATGTACGAAATAAACACTCCCATAAGAAGGTCATCTAAATATGTACATTTGGAAACTTTTACAATACGCTCAACTTCAGTTGATAGCGTAGCATCTGACCATTCGGGGATTCGCGTGAGCATATTTTGAAATGTACGAAGAACTTGGTCCATTTGACCGTTGCTTTCGCATAGCTTTTTTGATGAATCATATATGCTCCAGAAACCTTCAGAAACAGGGGGGACGAGAAGGCCGCTTAGGTGCTCTCGAAGGTGATTCTTGGCAAATTCAGTCTCGCTCATTTGTTTGTTTGTGTGTTTTCATTGTAAACTCATGAACGCAAAACGGATTTTATAAAATTAAGCAAGAGAAACAGCATCGAGCGACTTCTAAGCAAACAAGACAAGAACACGCTCAAAATGCAGTGCACTGATTGCTCCAACGAGTCTACGTATTCGTCCTTCTTTGGCTGGATGCTCTGCGGAGCATGCTGGCGGAAGGCGATGGGTCTCGACTAAGGAGGCAGACGTGCTTAAAAGCCTATTTAGTAAGAGTAGGTGCTACCCGGAGGCCAAAACCGGGGGAATGAAAGGCGAGGCCCTTTTTCCATTTTGCGGAATGATATCCCTTTAGAGGAACTGGACTTAGAATAAAAAAATGCCAGAGTACATCGTCGAGGCCAAGACAGTTCAGACAGGAGCTGTTCGAACTTTGAAGGAGGCTCTCAAATGTATTCTAGTGGAAATGAGTCTTCATTTTGATAAGGATGGTATCCGTATGATTGCTATGGATAACACTCGTACGGTTCTTGTCCATCTTCGACTATATGCAGATAAATTTGAGAAATATGCCTATAATCATGACTCTCCTAAGTTTTTGATTGGCGTAAATACTGATCATTTATACCGCATTGTTCGTACGGCGACCAATGACGATACGATTACGTTCTACATCGATAAAACGGATCCAAATACTCTAGGAATTCTTCTAGAGGACGGCGATCGCAAGCAGGTGACTCGCTACAAGCTGAACCTTCTTGATCGTGATGAGCCTGATATTCAACTACCCGATACGGAGTTCAGCACCCATATCACCATGCCGTCTCTAGACTTTCAGAAAATGTGTCGTGATATGACTCTTCTTGGAGCAAAGACGGTCGAAATTAAGAATGTAGGAGCATCTCTGACATTTGGTTGTAAAGGACATTTTGCGTCTCGAACCACAGTTATGGGAGACGGAGAAAACGAGTTTACAATTCAGAAGAAAGCTGGGGATGAAATCGTAACTGGTAATTTTTCACTTCCTCACCTTGTTCTCTTCACCAAGTGTACTAACCTTTGTAACAACCTAGAAATTCACATGAAGAACGATTGGTTCCTCATGATTCGTTATGTGGTTGCAAATTTGGGGGATATCAAGCTTTGTTTGATGCCTTGTTCAACTACTTAAAACTATTAGTAATATTAAAAACAATGGATACAGAAACTGCAAATGTTATTTTAGTTATTTCGGCTACAATAACACATGTATGGATTATATACACTACATATTTTTGGGTAAACGAATGTATGTGTTAGGTATATAATAAAACCTCACAAATTTTAGAAATAATTTCAAGACCAAAACACCCTACCCATACAGTTTCTGCAACTATTAAATAGGTTATAAAGTCGGTTAGTTTTATATTAAAAATTTTATGTAAAAATTCTCCCATGATTTCATAATAAGGAGAGCGGTTTTGAGTTAAATTCATTTCTGCAACTATAACTACACAAACTTTTAATACTATATGTTGTATCCAAATTAAAAACAAGCATATAAATATTACACATTGAAGCCAAAACACTGGGTAAATTGTATGAGAAACAATAATACAAATAAAAATAAAAATACTTGAAGTAATATGAATTGTTCCTAAAATATAACCCAATATTTCACCATCTGTAGTTAACCACTGATATAAGAATGAAACAGTGTTGTTCAAAAATAATGCCATTTTTTCAATTATTGCTTCTCGATTAACATCGACAATTATCTGCATTATATTTACTTAGGACGAGCTTTGTGGGCTGTGTACGTAACATCGTCTCCAATCTTTACGTACTTCATTCCTTTGTTCAGATAGTCATTTGTAGATACAGTTGTAGTTGTATTCCAAATCTTCAAAATTGAGAATGGACCTTTCGGTGATACAGTAATTCCTACAAGAGTCTCTTTACGATTCACAAGAACTTCATTTGCAACACAGTGAACCATCATGTCTACAAATGCAGCATGAATTTCACATGCTTCAATCTTCTTAGACCAAGCACCGCCTGCTTCATTCTCAGGAACATCCCAAATTGGTTCAAAACCGTATCGCATAAAGAAGAACATACCGGATTCCCATGCTTCTTTAGAGATTGAGTCTACAACCGACCAAAATTGTTGACATGTATTTACATCTGCAATCTTTACATAACTTTTAAGAGAGTAATCCTTGTTGTCAGGATCGTGGTACCACAGAACCCAAGTATATTCAAACGGAGTTTTCTCCATTTTTGTAATATACATATTTATCGTTAAAAATGGATTCGTTTTTCATATTATTAAAGTAATAAAAACATAATGCCACTAACTGTGGAAAATGTATACTCTGTTCGATTTGGCGCGAAGCTTCCTTTGCCCCAAATGGTACAGGGTAATATTGCAAAACTCCGGATTGTTCCGGTGATTTACAAGCCCGTAAGACCCATGCATATTAAACATAATAATTTTAGAAATAAGCCCGCTCTATCCGCAAATTGGAGAGAGACGGCACTTGTAGATGTTGTCCGGCGAGTTAAGGAACGTGAAGATCCGGAGTATTCTGAAATCTTTAGTATTCTCAACAAAATTACGGCTTCAAATATGGAAAAACTTTCAAACGATGCTGTTACTTATATTCAAAAACGCGACGATCAATTTCGTCTACGCGTAACGATGCTCTTATTCGATAAAGCTATTACACAAAATGCGTATGCATCGGTAATGTCAGATTTTGCCAAACGTCTATCTCTGGTCTTTCCGGATATTCCTGACGACTTGAGCAGTCAGATCGAGCTGTTTCCAAAGTTGTACAATATGACAGAAACAATTACATTCCCTGCTTCTGATGATCCTACTTTTGACAAGAAGGTGATCGAGTGGTCAATGCAGAAAGACAAGCGACGCGGATATGCGAAGTTTATTATTTATCTCTACAACCAAAACCTAATTGCGGAATCAATTGTAGAAAAATCAATTCAGCTCGTTCTGAAAGATTTGGACGACATTGTCCGAACTCCAAAGACTGCCCAAGTCGAAGAAAATGTAACACAGTTTGTTGAATTTCTATCTGAAACAGCAAAGTTAATTCCCAAGACCTCAGTGTCTCTACGTGGAATTTTGCGCGACGGCATCGACGTATTTCTAAGTACACCTAAAGAAGAGCTTAAAAGTTTAAATATGCGATCGAGATTTAAGATGGAAGACACGCTCAAATGCGTTCAATAAGATGAAGGCGAAACAGGATATAGAACAAATGTCTGGAGATTCGCTACCCCCACCGAGTGTACTATTACGTGCGGCTCAACTTTCAATGACGGAGGATAAACCTCTTTATTTTGATTATTATCGCGATAGTATTGAAAAAAAGTGCTGTATCGGTGTCAAGGACACCGCAAAGTACCTAGTTAAGTCAGATGATGAATATACATCGACAATTCAAACCGTTTTTCGTTGCGAGAACTGTTTCATTGTAACGACAGAGAACAGTCTATATATTGTATCGTCTGATATCCCGGTAAAGAAGATCGTATCATCATCTACGGATTAAGAAAGTAGAGTAATAATGGAATTGCTTTTTCCACCTCCTCATTATTTATTTTTTGAACCACTTAATGATATTGAAACTCAGAAGGTATGGGTAGACTACAAAACAAAACATGAGTCTACTTGTGAATTTTATGAGATAGATGCAACCGAAATGAATTCGGTTGATACATTTTCGGCTTGGTTTGATAGCTGGATTAGTCAAATTCCTAAACGTAGATCAACGCGATTTCGCATTTTGCTTATTTGGCATTCTGAATTTTTGACATACGCATGTCAGCAAATGATTCGTCGTTCATTAGAACAAAAATCATTCAGATCGCGAGTTTGGTTTCACGTTGAAGACCCAACAACTATACAACCTGCTATTCAAAGCAGATGTATTACAAAACGGATTCCAACATACTTTCATACACCAAACATAAAACAGATATGACGTCTATTCGTGTATTTACGGATGGCGCTTGTGAAGGAAACGGTAAGAAAGGAGCTCGTGCTTCATATGCTTGCTGGTTTCCAGAAAACAAGGAACTTTCAATTGCAAAACGTGTACCTGAAGATGAGGCTCAAACAAATAATCGTGGAGAACTTCTTGCAATCGCTGAATCTGTAAAAATTGTACTTTCTAAGTTTTCGTCTGATGAAGTAGATCTTAAAATTTATACTGATTCAATGTATTCAAAAGACTGTTTGACAAAGTGGATTCAGGGTTGGATCAAAAATGATTGGAAGACCGCCGCAGGTGGAATTGTAAAGAATCGTGACATTATTGAAGATACGTCACGCAATCTTGCGAAGTTTAAGTCTTATATGATCATTCATGTAGCAGCACACACGGGTGGTACCGATGAGTTTAGCAAACATAATGAGATTGTCGATAAGATGGCAGTTCATGTTCTTCATCCCGAAGAGGAAGTGAAAGTTGTACAAAGTAACAAGGAAAGTCCAATTGTAGGATGTCCTCTTCAACTAATGGGTCCTCCGGTTTCGGAGAGAACCATTATTGACTGGTGTAAGCTAAATTTGGATAAGATTGATCAAACTGCACTCAATGCCGCACTTATGTCTGCTCTTTCAAAGACTGTTAAGAAAAACGGATTCGAAGTCGTGAAACAGAAACTTCACAGAAACAACCAGTACCGTCTGGTTTCTGCGAATCATTTAATCGCAGGCAATACTACAATAACTAAGGAAGAATGAAGGTGGTAGCACATCACTATTGGGCCGAAGATTGTGGTCCATGTATGAAACTAAAGCCAAGCTTTCTTGGGATGAAAGAAGAGTTTGAAGATGATGTAGAGTGGGTGTCGGTTGATGTCCGCAAGACAAAGACAGACCTGATTCAGCGCTACGGCGTTGGTCCGATTCCTTGCCTGGTTGTTGTTGTAAAAAACGATGCAGGTAAAGATATCTATTCAGAGAAGTGTACTGATCGCCAGTCGATTACACCATACTTTAAAGTGATGCAGAACGCAAAAACATACATTAAGATTAATTCTACTCCGCAATCGTCGACGTAATTAATTCACCATTTTTGTATGCTTCACATACAAACTGATTATCATCTGAACTACCACTCGTAGGTTCCCCTACCTGCGGTAAAACAGAGCTACCCGTTGATCCATATGACGAAGATGGACCGAGAGCTGGTCCACTTCCACCAAAAAGAGAACCTTGTTTTGTATTATCGTTAGGATACGCTGCCGCTAGTATTTGTGGCGTTATCCCTCCAAATAATCCTCCAATAACACCACCAATAGCTATAGAAGCAATAAACGGCATCGCTACTGTGTTAAACGCAAAATATTCATTTTTTAGACAATTGTTGCTGTTTAAGAACATTATTTGAACAAGTAGCGCAGCTCCTGTTAATCCAGCAAGTCCTGCAAGAGACTGACCCGATTTCCCAATAAGCGTTAGAAAGTAAAAGAACAGTGTCCAAATTATCACAAACGACTGCGGTGCAAAAATACTTTCTGCATTTTCAAATCCAGGAACCGTACACCCCTCATAGATTCGTCTATATAAGCTTGTTATATCGCCATTCTCTGCAATTGTTCGTTGTATTTTCTCAGTTGTCATTCCAAGGTAATTTGTTGCAATGCCACTTAATCCTGTATTTAATAAAACAGCAACGATTGCTGCTATGCTTGAGATTGATGCATTAAATCGCTGAGAGACTATATCTGATAAAATTCCGACAAGAACGTATGAAGTGGGAAGATACATGGCAAAAATACCTGCATATTGAAATGATGGAAACCGACTATCTTTTGTATAATAGATAATAGCTGCCGAAAGAAGAACACCACCAATAATGTAGGAACCAATTGCAAAAGTTTTACCACCTGGACCCACAACTGCATACGCAATTCCAAATGCAGCTCCAACAACTCCTAATAATAAAACTAAACCGAAACCATATGAGGTTGCAATATATTCTGTAGTGCTGGAAAGAACACCTCCCATATTACTTATTTCTCAGATACAAAATACTGCTAGACTACAAATGAGCATCTATAGCTCAACGTCTACACTTCCGGCATCATGTTCGGTTCCAAACCAAAGTCCTATCAATTTATCACAATCGGGATCAAAACCGTGTGACTTAATGTGTGAGCTTGTAATGGATGACGTGATGGTCGCTCAGGCAAACGTGGTTGTTGGAGATGAGGGGCTTATTGTTGATAATGAAGCTGGGCTTGGATCTTGTAAGTTTAACGGTGAGGGTTACACATGCACAAAGATTGTAGTCAACCACCCTAGTCACCATACAATTGAAAATATCCAGGCCGACGCTGAAGTTATCGCAATTTTTACAAACCCCACCGGTAAGTTTCTTTGTGTAAGTTCGCTCGTTCGTGCCAATTCTGCTCAAACTCCTGCTACTCATTTTTTTAACTCATTTGTAGGATTTGGAGATACAACCAAGCCATATACTACTGTAAATTTAGGTGAAAATTGGGGACTAAATATGATGGTTCCTTCTGCCGGTTCTTACTATGTGTATGATGGAACATCTGTATTCCCCCCATGCGTGCAATCCAAGTGGGTTGTATTTAAAGCGATGATCAATATGGATCCCAATGATTTTGCTAACTTAGTAAAAACAAATGCTCCTGGATCTCGTTCTATTCAGCCGTTAGGAGATCGTGAAGTCTTTTTTAATGACATCGCGTCATTACCGGGTGGTCCAATGCCCCACGATAATAAAACCTATATGCGCTGTAAGAGATTAGGTAAGAAGCAAGACGTAAAACCGGTATCATCTCCCGATGTAAAAGGTGAGAAATCAAAAGCTACTGCTCCTTCTGGTATCACTAAGTTTGTATCAGATATGTACAGCAAAAATGAGGCAATGCAAGTGTTAGATGTAATACTTTTAATAGCTGCTGTTGTACTGGGTGCCTACGCGGCGTTTCAAGCAAAAAATGCAGAGTTTCTAGTTACACCAGCTATGTATACAGAGAGCTTGGGAGTCACGATTCGTGGCTACCTATTTTACGTCTTTCAGTTAATCTATGGATTTTATAAGACAATATATGATGCTATTTTTAATCCCGCAGCGTCTGTAGCGGCTGTAGAAGGAAAAACATTAGGAACTGCTGCTTCGGCTCTATTCTTTGGAAATAAGTTAACAAATGCCGTATAATTAGCGTCGCTCATCCCAACAGGTCTCATTTAGATCTTTCTCGGGCCAAACAGTTCCATCTCCTTCAGGAGTCGGAGGGCGATTTGCAATTTCTTCCATATTCCTCTCCTTACGTCGGTTCTTACTATAGTCAACAACTTTCCAAACACTATCGCTTGGAACTTTTGTCTGTTCCACTTCTTCTGATTCAACAGAATCACTCGTTTCAACGAAATGTTTACTATTCTTAAATGTTGGCATAACAAATCGGATTGGAGCAAGCGATGACTTATTAAATTCAGCCATCTGCTTTTCTTTGGTCATCTTTTCTTGTGTCTCGGAATCCCAATTTTTTGCGAGATCACTAAACTTCTTCTCTCCTCCCCAAACTCTTAGATTTGTAGGGGCGGCAATTAGTGGTGGAAAATTCTCTTCAGTCTTTTCAACATTCTTCAGATTTTCTTCATCAAGTTGCTGCTTTTTAACAGCCTTAGCTTCCTCAGAAAGCTTCCATGAAGGAATCCACTTAACTTTGTTGAATTCGCTCATCTTATTGCTATTTTATTTATTGTAAATACGAAAATCCGTTTTTACAAAAGAAAAACGGAATTCACTAAAGTCTATTATTGAATTTATAAAATGGTGTACGCTGTTTCTATTTCGCAAGAAGGTCTTGTCGGCGAAGTACAAATTCCGCCAAAAACTACAGATGTGCTAGAATGGATTCGTAAAAAGTACAAGAGTAAAAATTATCAATTTCAAGGAAATATGGTACATCCTCTAAAAGAAAACTTTCAGCTAAATCTATTTGCGTGTATTGCAGAAGACGATGATCCTGTTAATCAACATCTTCTACCAACGCCATTTGATGAAGAGTCCTATACCGGTAATATTATTATTCTTATGTCGGAAGATGATGAAGAAAAATATAAGGCAACCGCGTCAGATTACACAAATCTTCGTTCGGATGATTATGCTCTTCTTTATGAGGAGTGGAACTTTGGCAATGAGGAAGAGGATGATGAAGATATTGAACGCGATGAAGAAGATGACGAAGAAATTGAAGAGGCTCCTGCGGTAGATGAAGAGATAATTGCAAAGCAGGTATATCCTATTCGCCTTATTCAAACTAAATCAAAGAATGTATTTATTGAGTGTGCTATTCGTGATGTTGTTATTCGTAATTTTCAAGAGCTAGTTGGAGATGATACCATTGTAAAAGAACTTGAACATTCAATTCTACACTCAGTCAGCGATCAGTCAATTAAGGAAGGAATTGAAGTTGATTGGAGTAATCGTATCTTCTGGAATATGTACAGAAATCACGCAATCTCTCTTTATGAAAACTTGCGGGGAGTAGATAGCTATGTTAAAAATGGCGAGAATTGGCTAGAAAAACTTAAAAATAATGAAATTACTCCTCGTAATCTAGTTCAGATGAACGCTGTTGAACTATGTCCTAGCCGTTGGAAGAATGTAGTTGATAAGGCTATTGAAAGTGAAAAGAAACTATACTCAAAGAGTGAATGTGCTTCGATCATGATGTGGTGTTCTGGTTGCAAGAAGAAGACTAAGTGTGACTACTATCAGATGCAGACGCGGTCGGCAGATGAGCCGATGACAACGTTTGTGACGTGTCTCGAGTGTGATCGTCAGTGGAAGTTTTAACCATAATAGGGACTTCTTTTATGTGAAAACGAGGGCTCAACTCTTCGTGGTATACATGAATCGGATCCAAACCATTTGTAATTTCTGGCTTTGTAATATTGGGTGTCGTTGAATAAAATTTTTGACGAAATAGTTCTATCACAGGATCAGGTATTTGAGGACTTGTTTCCATTAAACGATCTAATTGGTCACGAATGACTTTCAACATATCTTTTGCAGCCATTCGTTCAGAGCGAGGAAGCGATAACTCAATCATAATGAAACGATGTATTTTTGAATATGTCATTCCAGCTGATTTATGAGATTCAGATCGTTTTCCCCAACCAAAATAGCTTGATACCGTATTTAGTACACCAACCGATAACGACAGAAAACCAATTGCAAGACTCGCTGTACCTGTTAGTCCTGGAAACATTGAAGCTGATCCAATTGATGCTGAACCAGAAAGGGTTGAAAGTAAAATAGTAGGAAGTGTGATATACGTGTCCATACGCGTGTAACGCTTTTGAGAATTATTATGAAGCCACGAGTAACATAAAGCTCTTTCACCTTCTTGAGAAAGAATTAACTCAAGTTGAGAATTCCATGAGACAGATGTAGGGGTTTCGTCCATATGTTAAATTGGTATAAAATACTACTGCTTAGATGCTACCTTTTTTGCTAGTTTAGCATCAAGAACACGTTTGCGTGTTCCATCTAGCGCCTTATTGGCTTTATCAAGCATCTTCTTTGCACGAGTGACTCGTCTTGTAGCGCTAACTAAACGCTTCTTTTCTGCTTTTAGACGATCATGTGTCATTTGTAATAATAATCCAAAATAAACGCATGAATTTTCATACACATAACGTAAATATACAAATGGACAACGTTCGCCAAACTATCAAAGATTGGATTTCGCTAGATGACGAAGAACGTAAACTACGTCAACA